GGTTAATGGTATATCAGAAAGAGTTTTTGATATAAAAGCTTTTTCACAAGATCCATACGGTGTTAGTAAAAGAACAGCATATATGGAAAACATATTAGCTGATATGAGAACTAAAGAGTTAGATGAGTTTTCAAGAGAAGCGTTTGGTATAAGTTTATCTTCAACACCTCCAGAAAAATTACCACAAGATGAAGAAGAACTAGAATTACATATGCAGCTTACATATAAACAAGCTGTTGAGCTAGCCGAAGAACAAGCTATTAATGTTTTATTACAAGGTAGTAGATATGATTTAATTAGAAAAAGAGTAAATTATGATCTTGTTACTTTAGGTATTGGAGCTGTTAAGAATAGTTTTACACAATCTGAAGGTGTTAAAGTAGATTATGTTGATCCAGCTAATTTAGTATATTCGTATACTGAATCACCATATTTTGAAGATCTATATTATGTTGGTGAGGTAAAAACATTACCAATAAATGAAATCAAAAAAGAGTTTCCTAATCTAACACAACAGGAAATGGAAGATATATCAGGACAATCGTATAAGAATAATAGAGTTCATGATAAGGCTTCTTACATAGGTGAAGACATTGATAAAAACCAAATTAGAGTTTTATATTTTAATTATAAAACTTATATGAATGAAGTTTATAAATTAAAAGAAACTTCTTCTGGAGCTCAAAAAATAATAATGAGAGATGATCAATTTTCTCCTCCAGTTGAATTATTAGAGCAAAAGTTTGGGAAGCTTGAAAGAGTTTTAGAGGTATTATATGAAGGTGCTTTAGTTTTAGGTACCGACAAGCTTCTTAAATGGGAGATAGCTAAAAACATGATAAGACCTAAAAGTGATTATACTAAGGTTAAAATGAATTATAGCATTGTTGCTCCACGTTTATACAAGGGTAAAATAGAATCACTTGTAGGACGTATTACTGGTTTTGCTGATATGATACAGCTAACTCATTTAAAACTGCAACAGGTGTTATCTAGAATGGTTCCTGATGGTGTTTATTTAGATGCTGATGGTATTGCTGAAATAGACTTAGGTAATGGAACTAATTATAATCCACAAGAGGCATTAAATATGTTCTTCCAAACTGGTAGTATTATTGGTAGATCATTTACTGGTGATGGAGATATGAACCCAGGTAAAATACCTATACAAGAAATACAGTCTGGAAATGGTAGCGGTAAAATACAAAGTTTAATTAGTACATATAATTATTATTTACAAATGATAAGAGATGTGACCGGGTTAAACGAAGCTAGAGATGCTAGTGCTCCAGCGAAAGATGCTTTAGTTGGTGTACAAAAAATAGCAGCTGCAAATAGTAATACAGCTACAAGACATATATTACAAGCTGGTTTATTCTTAACGTCTGATTTATGTGAAGGTATATCATTAAGAATATCTGATATTATAGAATATTCACCAGCAAGAGAAGCATTTATACAAAAAATTGGTGCTCATAATGTAGCAACTTTAGATGAAATGACTAATTTGCATTTATATGACTTTGGTATATATATTGAATTAGCGCCAGATGAAGAAGAAAAACAATTACTTGAAAACAATATACAAGCTGCTTTAGCGCAACAGAGTATACATCTTGAAGATGCTATTGACGTGAGAGATATTAAAAATTTAAAATTAGCTAATCAAGTATTAAAATTACGTAGAAAAGCTAAATCAAAAGAAGATCAACAAATAGCTCAACAAAATATACAACAGCAAGCGCAAGCTAACGCACAGGCGCAGCAAGTGGCTGCTCAAGCTGAAGTGCAAAAACAACAAGCGTTAACTCAACAAAAATTACAGTTAGCACAAGCTCAAGCTCAATTAAATGAAAAGAAAATGATGCAAGAGGCTTCTTTAAAGAAAGAACTAATGGATCACGAGTTTCAATTAAACATGCAGCTTAGAGACATGGAAAATCAAACTTTAGATAAAAAAGAAAATATAAGAGAAGATAGAAAAGACCAAAGAGTAAAATTACAAGGTGAAGAGCAAAGAAAAAGTAAAATAGAAGGTAAAAACTTTGAGTCATCAGGTAATGATACTTTAGGGCAAGGAATAGACATGAGTGTGTTTAATCCTAGATAAATTTGTTTAATTATATAATATTATATTATGGCTAAAAAAGAGAACGTAGTTGAAGAACTACAGCAAGATGTGCCTGTAGGTAAGCCTACTGGTTCTGACGAAAAGGTAGAGGATAAACCATTAAAAGTTAAAACTCCACCAAAACGTAAAATGAAAAACTTAGGTGAACCTGAAGACAATGTTATTAAGGTAGATCTTAACAAAGCTGAAGAAACTAAAGAAGAAAAATCTGAGGTTGCTAAAGTCGATTTAAGAGAAGAAAAAGAAGAAAAAGAAGAAAAACCTAAGGAAGAGGTTGTTGAAGAAATAAAAGAAGAGGTTACTCCTGAAGAAAAAACAGAGGTAGAAGATACACCTGTTGTTGAAGAAATAACTGATGAAGAAGAAAAGAAAGTAGAAGAAAAAGTTGAAGAGCTACAAGATGAAGTTGAAGAAGCTGTTGCTGAGGCTCAAGAAACTTCAGAACCTTTACCGGAAAATATTCAAAAAGTTGTAGACTTTATGAATGAAACTGGTGGTAGTCTTGAAGATTATGTAAGATTAAATCAAGACTTTAGTAAGTATGATGATAATACTTTATTAAGAGAATATTTTAAACAAACTAAACCTCATCTAACAGATGATGAAATTAGTTTTGTTATGGAAGATCTTTACTCATGGGACGAAGAAACAGACGATGAGAGAGATGTTCGTAGAAAGAAATTAGCGTTTAAAGAGCAAGTTGCCAACGCTAAGAGCCACTTGGACGGGCAAAAGTCCAAATATTACGAGGAAATCAAAAGTGGAGTTAAGTTAACGCCTGATCAGCAGAAAGCTGTCGATTTTTTCAATAGATATAACAAAGAGTCTGAACAAAGTGCTAAGGTAGCTCAACAACAAAGACAAGTGTTTGAAACTAAAACCAATCAGTTATTTAACAATGAATTCAAAGGTTTTGAATTTAAGGTTGGTGATAAAAGATTTAGATATAATGTCAAAGATGCTACTAAAGTAAAAGAACACCAAAGTGATATTAATAACTTTGCTTCTAAATTTTTAGATAAAAAGCAACAATTAATGGATCCTCAAGGTTATCATAAAGCTTTGTTTACAGCGAGTAATCCAGATGCAATAGCAAATCATTTTTATCAACAAGGTAAAGCTGATGCAATAAAAGAAAGTATGGCAAAAGCAAAAAATGTTGATATGTCCGGTAGACAAACGCACTCAGGTACGGTTGAAGCTGGTGGATTAAAAGTGAGAGCTATTACAGGTGATGATTCGTCTAGACTTAGAGTTAAAATGAGAAAATAAAAGTTTAACAAAAATTAAAATTAAAAATTATGAGTTTTTTAACATCGCCAAGTTCATTGGCAAATTTAGCTCATGTCACTCCTAGACCTACTCAATCACTATGGGGAGATAATTATTTATCTTTCGATGGTGCTGGTGGTACTTTTGCTGCGCAATTCCTACCTGAAATTTATGAGAAGGAAGTAGAGAGATATGGGAAAAGAACTATATCTGGTTTTCTAGGTATGGTTGGTGCAGAAATGCCTTTAGCTTCTGATCAAGTTATTTGGTCTGAGCAAGGTAGAATCCACCAGACTTACGAGAATGTTGCAATTACACAAGCTAACAACGCAAGTGGTGCTTTAAGTACTACAGCTGGTAGCGGTGGTTGGATCAATCTTGGAGGTACTCACTTACTTAACGTTGGTGATTCAGTTATTATTGCTGCTCCTGACACTTCAAGAATCTTGAAATGTTATGTTGTAGCTGTTGGTACAAACGATGCGGTTATTCAGCCATATACTCAGCAATGTCTTAACAATGATGGGTCTGGTGCTGTTAACTTCCTTGATACAGACGATGCTTGTAGAGTATTTGTTTATGGTACTGAATTCGCGAAAGGATCTGAAATGTCGGCTACTTATAAGTCAAAAGATGCTTCTTTCACTCAGTTCTCAAACAGACCTGTAATCATTAGAGATCAATACAGTGTTAACGGTTCTGATACTGCTCAAATCGGTTGGGTTGAAGTTACTTCTGAAAATGGAGCTAGTGGATACTTATGGTATATTAAATCTGAAGCTGAAGCAAGATTAAGATTTAATGATTATTTAGAAATGGTAGTTCTTGAAGGTGAAGATGCTTCTGCAGCTTCAGTTAATGAGCTAACATCTATAAATGTCTTTGGTACTCAAGGTATGTTTGCTGCTCTTCAAGAAAGAGGATTAGTATTCAACGGTGCTGACTTTAATAACGCTACACCTTCAACTGGTGTTGGTGAGTTTGATGAGATTCTTATCGAGCTTGATAAGCAAGGTGGTATTGAAGAGAACATGATGTTCTTAGATAGACAAACGTCTTTAGATATTGACGGTATGCTAGCTAAGCAAAATTCTTACGGAACTGGTGGTACATCTTACGGTGTATTCAACAACTCTGAGGATATGGCGCTTAACTTAGGATTCTCAGGATTTAGAAGAGGTTCTTATGACTTCTATAAGTCTGACTGGAAATATTTAAATGATTCAGTAACAAGAGGAGGTTTCTCTGACATCGAAGGTGTTATTGTACCAGCTGGTACTTCAACAGTTTATGATGAGTCTATGGGTAAAAATATCTCTAGACCATTCTTACATGTTAGATATAGAGCTTCTGAAGCT